AAAAGAGATCTCGGAAAGAACCGCGATGACGTCGTCAGCTTCAGCGCCCTCGAGTCGAATGCAAGGATAGATGGGAATTGAATCGATCTCTGAATAGATCTTGGTCATCACGTCAAAGAGCGCTTTCCAATCAACGTCGGATTCTTCACGATGCTTTGCTCGAGATGCCTTGTAATAGGGAAAGAACTGCTTTCGCCAGGTGTTCTTTCCATCGGCACAGATGACCGGTTGACCATACTTATCCGAAAACTTCTGGACATATGAGCGAATCGTGTTCAGAGACACATGACGAACTAAGTCTTCGTCAGGAGTCTTGAGAACTCCCTGAGAAAAGAAGACGGAGATGAGAACTTGGCTGTAGTCGATAAGGATCATGATCAGAGTTTCCTGTTAGATTTATTTCGTGAAGTTCTATTTTATCACGAAAACGACTTAGAGTACAGGACTTTTTTGTAACAGAGTGTTTCAGAGCTTCTCGCTTCCGTTCAGGGTCCTGAAGGTCTTAAACCTCGGGAACCGAAGAGAATAGTAGACATCAGAATTCTGATTCTTGGTGATGACGTCTGCTCGAATCTCGACGAGCGATCCGACCACTTCAGTATCATTTATCCAAGAATCCATCCGAAGTTGATCGGAGAGACCGGATCCAACATTGACTCGGATCGGCTTTCCACAATCAGAAACTCCTTCACAGACGAATGCTCCAGTCATTCCGGCATTCTTTCCAGTTCCTTCTTCGATTCCCACCACCGTAAGAGTGCATTCGATAAAAGGCTTAAGTTTCAACCAATTCTTGGTTCTCTTGCATTCATATGGAGCATTCGGATCTTTGAACATTATTCCTTCATATCCGCCTTCGATGGCTTCTGCATTCAATTTTAGGAATTGCTTGTGATCTTCTGGGTCGTCAAGATCTAAGGATTTCCAATCTAGAGTTCGGACATGAGGAAAAGATTCTTGATGATTCTCAATCAATCTTTTAAGATTCTCGGATCTTGTGTGCTGAGGATGATGACTAAATCCTTCTTGGAATTCCTTTAAGTCTATAAGATCGAACAAATAAAGAATTGCATCCTTCGTCTGGACATTGGATTTCCTATAGACTTGCTTCATAAGATCCTGGAACGAAGAACTCATGATTTCTCCATCAAAGACTTTTCCTAAAAATCCAGAATCTTTTTTTGCCACTTGGCTAAATTCAGAAATGACCAAAGGAAAATTTGTCAACTCTTTTCCGTTCCGAGAAAACATTTGGACCGTGCCATCATATTTGACGACAGTCAATACTCTGACTCCGTCCAATTTTACTTCTATCTGCTTTTTCCCTTTTAGATATTTGTCTGGATTTTCAGAAGAATCCGTTGCCAGTTGGCAAGAAAAGACCGGAATTGCCCATTTTGGGTTTACCCCAGCAACAAGTTTATTAATAGTCTTTTCAGAGACTCCGCAGTCGGGATTCTTAAGTAGGATCCGGCGATACCAATAATTCCATTGGTCCTGGGTTGCTTTTTGCATTGCAAAAAAGATCTCTTCCTTAGCTGCATTTCCCGTGAGTTCCCGATCCATCAGGCGAAGAGCTAGTTTGTAGAAATCTCCCCAGGGAAGACCTGGACCAAGCGGCTCTTTGTTCCGGAGGGGGACCGAAGCATCGCCGACTCCGAATGTGCACAAAGGATCCAAAGCAAAAATCATGCCAAGAAAGAATTCGTCATTGTGCTCGGAAATGGCTTTCTTGATAATTTCGTCTTTCTTGAGACGGGAGGAGGTAACTCGAAGAGAAGAGACGAGGGATTCGGGAGAAGTCATGCCAGGGATTTCCTATACAGAAGGGTTTCTGATTTCACCGAGACATCATACCATGACCGGGATCCTTTGTAAACCCCCTGTTTCGTGTCAGTTCGTATCAAACTATATAAATAATTTAATTCAAAAATTTCAAGAGAACTTGCTAATGCTAAAAACTTTTTATCAATTTGTCGTGGAATCTTTTCTGGCGATGTAGAAGATGAAGAAACCCATAAGCTTATCCAGAAATTAATTCAATCTGGAGAAATGCTAAAAGCCTATCAAGAATTTAAGAAAAGTTCTCATAAAAGAAAAGATCTGATCTGGAGTAAAAAAATCCAAAGTTTCATCTAGAAGTATGGAACAACAAAGAAAAGAAAAAGAAATAGGTTTTAAACTTTTATCAGAAAATTCGCAGAAAACCTGATGAGCTTTAGTCGTCAGGATGAATGCGAACACTTTAAAATGTATCTGGCATGATTAAGAACAAAAAATTGTCCAGGGCTATCCATGAATCTAGTTGGAGTTCGTTAGCAAATATGATCGAGTACAAGTGCAACTGGTATGGAAAAACATTCTATAAGATAGACAGTTGGTATCCATCCAGTAAGACCTGTTCGTCTTATTGGGGAGCAAACAAGCTGCTGGTTCTTTAGACTAGCAGCAATTGACCGAGAAACCAAATACTGAGTATTAACGTATTTAATTTTACAAACCCAAGAATTCTCGTTAAAATTAATTTAGGTCCGGCGGGGATAGAATTACTTTAAAGAATCTATTCATTATTGTTGAGAAAAGAATCCGTATTTACAAATTGCATAACTATCACAAATGTCTCCAACAGGACTAGATTGTTTCTGAGTTAGATTCAATAAAGTTCTAAGATCTATTCTTGATTCTAGAATAAAACAGTTTTCCATTGCTAATTTGTCTGCTCTTCCAGATCCAGTATAGAATTTCTTGACAGTTGTTGGGGGAACTACTTTAAATGGAATTCTTTTATGGAAAAGTCTGTATTTAAGAATTCCTCCATTTTCTCCTATTTCGAATATTCTGGATCCGGTAGATCCATATGAATATCCTTCTATCCAGACAATGTCAATTTTATCGAATCTAGATAGGATTTTAAGAACCCAGGTGGAAAGAAAAGAGAACCTTCCCATTCCTGGATCTAGATCATTTGGATACTCGTATGGGAATAGTTGAGAAGATTCTTTTGCAAGATTTTTGAAACAGACTTTTTTTGGATTGTGAAAGAAATGAAATTCACAATTCCTGAATGACCAAACTTCTCCGGCATGAATCGCGACTGCCGGAGAAGTCATTGAGAAGTCTATTCCACAGACAATTTTCAATTATCGACTGATCCATTTTTGTTTCAGATAGCTGTCGATTGCAGCGCCTCGATCATAAGAAGAACCGCCAGATCCAGCNNTCCAGCTCTACTCCATCCAGATGCATCAATCGCTTCTTTCGCGATCTCGATGATGGCTTTCAGAGTTCCTGGAGGCAATGAAGACACTTCGGTCATTTTGTTCAGACTGAAGACTTTCTTTGACTTGATGTATTCGACAACTTTTAGAATCTCATCTCGTTTTTCTTTGTTGGCAGGATTTCTTCGTTCCATCTCGGAAGTGATGATCTTTTCGAAATCGATCTTGGCATTTCGATCTTGAAGTTCTTTGGGAAGAGCAGCTTCTTCAAGACTCAACTCTTCACGTGCTTCTGCAATATAGTCTTTGACAGATTTCATTCTTTTTCCTTTTTGTTGACGAGAAATTCTTTGAATCCCAGCAACTTTCTATTAGATATGATTTCAAAAAAAGTCTTATTCTTTGGGTTGTTGATGTTTGTATACGAGAATTCTACATTGGAATGAATTGGTCGATAGTGCATTGTTCGTTCTGCTGGAAATAAAATTATCTGGCAAGTTGTTACCATTTCCTTCTTGCTAATATCTCCAGTTCTAATCGGATTCATATAGGCGACGTCTTCGACATCATCATTTCTGATAGATAATGCATCCATCATTTCACTGGGATCTGAAATTTTGTCCAATTGTTCCAATGCGATCTTTCGACGAATTTCTGAAGACTTTCTGGACCTCATCTCTTTGGCATCATCTGCATCTTTCTGATATCCATATTTCGGAAGCATGATTCCATGATTCGTCCGAACTATAGTATCTTCAGGATTTACTTTCTTGAATTTGTGCTCAAAGCTTTTTTCTTCGTCATCGATTTCTTCACCGAATTCTAGAATATAACATTCTTCTTCATTAAAGACTAGTGTCGCACCGACCAGCTTCGTTTCAACCAGATGCTTGACTGCATCCAATGGAGTTTTTTCATACAGTGCATCTCGAATCTTTTTTCCGTCTTTTTCTCCACTGGTAGAAACACTACCTCCATTCCTATTTTTTCTTTTGAAGGATTGAATTTCTTCTTCGTCGCCTCTGACCGCCAGAGCAGAAGAAAGAATACAGACTCCGAATTCGTTGAGTCCTTCGGTGTACCGGGACGAGTTGTCTCGAAGATAAAGTCTTTGAACTCCATTTCTGTTTGACTGGACTATATTTACGGTTGGAATATAATTACGATCTCGATGTTTGATTCCACAAAACCCAATGCCTTTAAAATACTTGACTGCAACTAAACACATTTTCGAAATTTATACCCCCGTAGGTCTTGGTAAAGCGTAGAGATTGTTATATGTAATAGTATATCGTCTTAAAACTAAAAGAAGGAGTACAAAATGCAATCAAATTATCCTATAGAGTTATTTATGACAATTCAGGATCTTGTAAACAAATTTGGACACAGAGCATACGTTTCCATTAGCAAAACTATAGCATTTGAAGATTTAAGAAAACAAATTATTTTAGAAACAGATTTTCTTCCAGAGAATACTAGATGGAAAGAAAGATGTGCATATATTTTGGAAGGAATAAAGGAACAGAAAATATGTAAATGCGGTTGTGGAACCCCAATTTCTATTTTTAACGAATTTGTATTGTCCCATTCTCGAAGAAGTCAAGAAGCAAAAGATTCTTGGAAGAAAAATATGAAAAAGACCATGATCGAAAGGTATGGAGAAGATTATGGGAAAAAAATCTTAGCATCTGCAAAAGAAACCAATCTAAAAAAATATGGGGTTTCCTATACCTGTCTTTTGGAGGAAGTGAAGCAAAAAATGAAAGAAACGACGCTGAAAAATCATGGTGTAGACAATTGCTCAAAAAGTGAAGCAATAAAACAAAAGAAAAAAGACACTTATGAGAAACATTATGGAACCAAGTTCAATTGTTCCCCTGAAATAAATAAAAGGATAAAAAAATCTAATAATAAAAATACCTATGAGAGGTTTTCTAGATTTGCTGATAAAATGCTTCCTTTATTTACGGTTGAAGAATTCGAAGGAGGTGGATATGATAAAGATTATAAATGGTTATGTAAAACTTGTAATTCTGAATTTTTACATTATTACCATAATGGGAAAATGCCTCGGTGTCCAACGTGTTTCCCAAAAGATATTTCAACGGGTCATCAAGAAATTCTAGATTTTGTTTCTTCGGTATACTCAGGTAAAATCAGGAATAACGACAGGACCTGTATTTATCCTCATGAGATAGATATTTATCTTCCGGAATTAAATTTGGGAATAGAGTTCAACGGACTCTATTGGCATTCTGAAGATAAAGGAAAGGGAAAAAATTATCATTTAAACAAATCTGAATTATGCAAAGAAAAAGGAACTCGGCTGATTCAGATTTTTGAGGATGAATGGGTTTTTAAAAAAGAAATTGTCAAATCTAAAATTGCTAATCTATTGACGATCACCCCAGAAAGGATTTTTGCAAGAAATTGTACGATCGAAGAGATTCCTTCTAAAATGAAATCAGAATTTTTAATCTCTAATCATATTCAAGGGGATGACAAATCTTTGATAAGACTCGGATTATTTTACAAAAAGGTTTTAGTTGCAGTAATGACTTTCGGAAAACCTAGATTCAATAAGAATTTCCAATATGAACTAATTAGGTATTGTACGCTTTTAAATCATTCTGTTATTGGTGGAGCAAGTAAGTTGTTAAATTATTTTTTAAAAACTTACAACCCAGAATCTATAATTTCTTATGCTGATAAAAGATGGACAACTTCAAAAGAAAATCTTTATTTTAAACTGGGGTTTTCTTATAGTCATTCATCAGATCCCAATTACTTTTATACAAAAAATCGTATCCGGGAATCTAGGATCAAATACCAAAAACACAAATTAAAAACCCTTCTTCCAGAATTCGATGAAACTCTGTCGGAATCTAAAAATATGGAAAAAGCAGGATTTTATAAAATCTGGGATTGCGGGAATTACGTCTATACTTTAAATCCCCCCTAACGTATTCTCATTCTTTTTCTTCTGTTGGCTTGACTACATCCAGTCGATCTTTTGGATGATTGGGCCAAGAATAAACAGCATAGAGCTTCAGAGGATCTTCTCCAATATTCCGAACATTGTGTAGACTACCCTGATCGATCACGACAGCGAAGCCATCAGATCCCTTGTAGACGACGTCATTGATCATGAATTCAGCAGTTCCAGATTCAACTCGAATGAATTGATCTCCTTCGTTGTGAACTTCCTTACCAATGTCTCCACCAACCGGAATGCACATCACGACTAGCTGAAGATGTTTTCCTGTATAAAGGACTTCGCGAAAGAATTCATTCTCGACCGTCTTGTCTTCAATGTCGATTCCAAAGCTCTCAGAAATCTGATTGGTTGATGTATCTTCTTTCTTTGATTCATTCATGAAGTCAAAAAATCTTTTCATGGCGGTATCTATTCTCCTGTTTCTTTCTTTTTGATTCTGTCTACGATTTCTTTTGCCCATGCGGCACCAGCATCTCCACCCCAGATTTTCCAGGCGACCAATCCGGCATCGCGCCATGGTTCATCACGATATTCTGGTGCAACAGCTTTGTTCTTTTGATGCCGAGAGAAAAACGAATGCATCCTCTTCACGATATCGAGAGACAATTCGTCTCCGTCTGCGAGTTGTCTGGCACGAATCCAGCCGACTCGAGTTCCTCCATTGACTTCATCTCCGTATTTTTCTTTCCACTCGATTGCGAGTTTTGCTTCTGCTCTGGCTCCGGCTGGAGGCTTGAATTTCTCGTCAGTTTCTTCCGAGAGAATGAATTCTTTGAATGATTTCATATGAATGCCTTGATTTTTCTACTTCCAAGTGGAGCAATTACAACTCGAGTTCCTTTGATTCCAAAATCACTTCTATCGCCTTTATAAATGGCCATGAAAACTGGTTCATAACCACCAGTCAGAGTATCTCCATTCAAGTGAGTGTGTAGAGCTGAGATGGTATACGAGCTTCCGGTCTTAGATAGAACAACCGATCCTTGAAGGGTGATTGTGACATTTTGTCTTCCAAAGGGACCTCCATATCTATTTCCATAAACCGACATATTCTTTAGTCGATTGTCAGAAATCTTTCGAGCAATCGTCGTGGCAGATGGAAGTCCTTCTGGAAAAAGTTTCTTGATGTCTGCTATGAGTGATTGAGATTCTCGATGACCATAGATTTCTGGTTCAGTTCTCTGAGACATTCCACCCCATTGTTGGAAATCTTTTTCAGTTCGTCCATCTTTATGCGAGATCCAGACAATTTCATTCCCATCTGGATCTATTAAGTGAAAGTCCGATTTTGGAGTTCCTGGAGTTGAAATCACATCATATGCATTATAAATCTTTGTTCCAATCTTGATCTTTATGATGGAAGAAGCTTCTTTGATCTTTACCTCTTCCATTTGTTCTCGAAGAGATTTGAGAGCCATGTCTTCTTTTGCTGTACCAGAACCGGCGCCCTTTCCCCCGAATTCTGTAGTCTTGACGATTTCGGAAAGTTTTGATGTATTTCCTTTATCATCCACAAAAATCAATTTTGAAAGATCTGTATTAGATCCAGATCGAATGATTCCTTCCCAATTTCTTTCTGGATGAACAACGCGCAACACAGCAGACTTTGAAGTCTTGGTCTCAAATGGTGTCTTTTCTTTGAGTTTCTTGATCAGAACTTCCGGACGCCAATCATATTTTCGCAGTTCAGCTGCGCTCAAAAAAGCCATGATTCATTCAACCCTTCATGACTCGATAGACGACTTCATCGATCTTTGAAGCATCTTTGACCTGAGTCTTGACGAGATTTCGAATGGCAGACTCATTCTTCGCTTCGACTGCATCCAAGAACTTCTCACTGTCAGGAGAATTCATGATTGCAACCATGATCTTGTCGAATTCAGAATCCTTCATCTCTTCTTTGAGAGTATAGGACTTCAATTTGTCCAGAATCTTGAGGATGGTGGGAACCTTGAATCCTGCATGCATGAATGCAGAATTGAGTTCTTCCCAGGTATGACGATCTTTCTTTCCAGGACTCAGAGACACAAGAGCTCGAGTGATCTCTTTCGGAGAGACATTGAGCTTCGTCATGACAGAATTCACGTCATCCCAGCGATAGACGTCTGAATTCTTTTCCAGAAAAAGTTCGGTCAGTTCTTCTTCAGAATCTTCAGTTTTAAGTCCAGCTTCTCGCCTGGCTGCGTAATATGATGCAATTGCTCTGGCTATTCTCT